CCGGACGACCTGCTACAAGCCTTCCTGTTTATCTTCGACGGGGTCTGGAAAGATAACAGCGGATCGAGCGGCGGTTCGACACCGACCGGCGATATCAAGGCTATCAGCATTCCGGATGTCGGGCGCGTCGAGTTCGATACGGGCAGCGCGGCAGCATCGAGCACTGGCGACTGGGGAATGATCCCGGATAACGCGACGGCTATCTTGTCGCACGGATATCGCCGGGAGTACGCATGAACAAAGCGACCTACAAGCTCGGTATCCAGATGCTAGGGATCCCCGGCACGATTACTCATATCAAGACAGGCGTAGTTAAGGCTGTGCCTAAGCTTGGTATCGCGAACGCCCGGAACGTAGGCGATGTTAACATCGTTAACGCCTACGGAGTGAACGCTCGTATCGTTACTATCTTCGCTGATGATCTGCCTTTTGAGCTGACGAAGTTCGACACTGTCGACATTCCCGGTGAGAAGCTTGTCGTAGATAGTGTGATCGAGGTTCACGAACCGGGCACCGGCGCGATAATCGGTTATCGGGGGATCATCCGTGGAAAGTAACGAGTGGGTTCAGCAAAGCCACCGTTCGTGGGTACACCCGGATGGTCGCTATATCGTGCATAACTTCTGCCCTCGCGAGGGTGGTGAGGTTTACACGCTGCTGCTGGTCTCTGGCACGTCGTCCAAGCATCGCACACTGAAGGAGGCTCAAGAGCATGTCTAGTTTATACGTTCGCACCTTGAGCGACCAGTGGGCTACCGCCTTGGGCGCTGGCTACGTAAATACGATCAACGAAGAGCAGAACGAAGACCCGGCCACGACCTGGTTCACGTTGGAGTATCAGGCGATCAATACCCAGCGCGAAACGTACTGCTCTTTGACCGAGACAGGAATTATTTCGTTGCTGTTCTTCGGTGTGGCTGGGGTCGGTTGGGACGACCTCTTGGCTTACGCCGAACCATATGTAAACCAGTTCATCTCTAACATCGATCCGGCTGGGCGATTGTCGTTAGAGCTTCTGCAACCGCCCAGTGATTTTACCGCACTCGACACACCGAGCTATATCGTTGAGTATGGGATTAACTACACCTACCGCTATACAGGAGCGTGAGACATGACTGCAGTAAGCACCAAAGGCACTGTCATCTCGATCAGCGACGGCGATATTGCGCCGACGAATCTGACCGTGACGGCGGTAGTGCCAGCGACTACGCCCGATGGGCCAACACTGATCACTGCGGCTAACACCGCCGCTGCTGGTGACGTTGTGGTCTTCGGTTCTTCCACTGGCTTTAAAGCCCTTAACAACCGAGCGTATCCGGTAATCGCAACCGGTCTCTCGGCGACGCAATTCAACATCGTAGGCGCCGATACCTACGGCTCCACTGAAACGATGTCGAACAGCATCACCGCGCAGCTCTACAAAAAGGTTAACAACGTTAACCTGTGCCTCTCTGGCTTCGATATCGCAGCAGCGACCACGAACGAGGTGGATACCTCGACCTACTGCGCCGACTCTTCGGTGCTGGGTAAATCGACCCCGGGTAGCATCACCTTGACCGGCTACGGCGACAAGCAAGACGTCGGTATGAAAGAACTGCTACGGGCGGAATCCGACGGCATCCCGCGCCTGTTGACGATCACACTGCCCGGCAACCTCGGTTGGCTGATCGGTGTTATCTCTATCGGCACCTTGACCTGGACCGTTCCATTGGAAGGCGCGGTAGGTTACAGCGCAAACGCCAGCCAGAACAGCGTAATCAAGTTCGTGCTGGCACCTTGATCTAAATCCTTTGCCCATTTGGGAGTATCGCCGCTATGTGTGCAGCACGAGTTGAGAACAAACTGGAAATTGAAGGCTATACCATCCGAGAACTGAACCTGCGCCAGATGCGGCAGGTTCAGGCAGCGGATATTCAGAAAGAAGATTTTATGTATCATGTCGCGGCTATCTGCGTTACCGACCCAGACGGTAAGGCTATGACCGTGGACGACATTGACGAGCTGCCTGCTCGTTTGGGTACAAGACTCATTCAGGCCGTAGCCGAGCTTAACGTTGGTAGCGAGGGCGAAGAGGGAAACGCCTAACGCCGTTTGATATGGGGCTGCATCGTTTGGCTGCTGAGTTAGGGATGACGGTAGAGCGATTATGCGACGAAATGTCGATGAAAGAGTTCTACGACTGGGTGGAATACTTCACCCGGATCAGCACGCCCGGCGAGATACCAACGGCAGAAAGCAAACCCCCTCTCGAACTAGCACAAGCATCAGCAGCACAACTTAAGGAGCTTTTCGGATGATCGCCAAACCGCCAAAGAAACGCACGATCAATCTCGGCGATGTCAAGGTTATGCAGGAAACGAATACGTTGTCAGCCGACGTATACGCCTTCGGCTTAAATGACATTCACGATATGATTGTGTCGATCACAACGCGGGACGTTGGCGTAGAGATTCGAGAGGGCAACGACCCAACGACCATTGAGGTTGACGGATCGAAAAACAAGACCCTTCAAAGCGTGGAAAAGAAAGCGATCGTTTTGTTCTCGAAAGGCATAACCGTTGCTGCTCTTAACGAGCTGCGCGGCGTGCTCATCGCGAACATCAAAGCGACGACCGACTCTATAACAGGACAGCTGGCCGATGCCGCCAACTGGGAGTTCCGTTTGATCCGACAAGGACGTCGGGTTTCCTTGCCAGAGAGCGGCACAGTTCTTTTGCAGCAGCGCGACTACATTGTTCTCATGCCTCGGCTTAGCTACGCCTCGGCTGTGAACAAGCGCGTTGCGTCAGGTAGCAAGTCGCTGACTTATCGGCCCTCGAACGCCAAGGCAACAAGCAAGATCGGTAAGCGCAACCAGAAGCTCGGCTTTATGGCCATGACCGCGAGACAGGCGCGAGGAATGAAGGAGTTCGCTACCTTCTCCGTGACTGTCTGGAATACCAAAGCTTTTGCGGTACCGGGTGAGCGGCGACGCTTCGGTACCGCCTTTTTACGTATATCGCCTCGGCGCCTGACGGCACGGAGATAACGAACCATGGCTGATACGAATGTCCAAGAGCGGCTGTACCGTCTAGTAGTCGACGGGACGCAGGCCGTTGCCCAGCTCAAGAAGATCAGCAAGGATACGGAGAGTATTGACCAACGCTTCTCGAAGTTAGGTCAGAATCTTCGTAGCGCCTTCGCCGTCTTCGCGGCTGGTGGGGCGGTCAAGGGGCTCGTCGATGCTGCGCAGAAGCTTAACGCGCTACAAGCCTCGCTTAACGTTCTCCGGGGCAGCGCTGAGAAAGGCGCGCAGGCAATGGCACTGGTCAACAAGATCGTCGCGGATACAGGCGTCACGATCGGTGCGGCCGGGCAAGCCTTCACTAGGCTGTCAATCGGCTTGCAATCACTGGGGGCCACGAACCAGCAGATCGCAGCTATCACCGAAGGGTTCGTCAAGCTCGGCCGGGTCGGCGGGGCGAGCATCGAGGATATCAACGAATCGCTGGTGCAGTTTGGCCAAGCGCTTTCGTCGGGCGTCTTGCAGGGCGACGAATTTAAATCCATTTCAGAACGATTCCCGCTGCTGCTGCAACAGCTCGCTAAGGACCTGAACGTATCGGTTGGTCAGCTTAAGAAGATGGGCAGCGAAGGTAAGCTGACGTCCGACATTCTGGCTAACTCGTTTCTTAAGAACCTCTCGTCCATTAACGAGCAGTTCGCTAAGTTGCCGGAAACGTTTGAACAGGGGATGAACCGGATTCAGGCCGCAGCAGCCAGGTTCAGCCAGACCTGGTTTAACTCGTCCAAGGCGGGCGAGGTGCTGAGTAAAACCCTAAACATTATCGCCGAAGAAATCGACAGCATCACTGCGGGTTCTGCTGAATGGAAGAGCCTAACGGATGATCTGGCCACGAGCTTTAAACAAGTAGGCTCGTTCGTCGTTACGACGATTGGCGAAGTTAAAACCCTCGGGCTGGCGCTTCGCTTTCTGACTGAAGGCGCGGGCGCGTTGAAGGACGGAGGATGGGCCGGGCTCAAGGAATTGAGCGACGAGCTTGATAACGTCCAGATCGATATTAACAATACGACGGCTGCGCAACTGCGCTACATGAACGGCACGCAGAACGCACTGGATCTGCTCGCCGGCTCTGTAGATAAATATGGCGACGCAATCGGGCAATTAAAGCCGCCCCAGATCATCGACGAGAAGGCCGTCAAGGCTGCCGCTGCCGAGCTGAAGAAGTTGCAGTCGGAATGGGACACCTTCTTTAACAAGGTGCAGACGCCCGACGAGACCTTTAACGAGATGAGCGCGCAGCTCGATAAGCTCGTGGCTAAGCTGAACCCCGCTGCTGATCAAGTCGCTCGCGTTCGTGCAGAGCTGGAGAAGGTTCGTAACGAGGCTAACGAGAAGCTGCGCGTAGAGAATCTTACGGAGTACGCCAAGGGTTGGGAAGGCGCACAGGAAGCCATCAAGAAGACATACGATGACGCCGAGCAGCTTCGCGGTAAGCTTGAACTGTTGGCCAAGCTCGGGCCGCCTGAGTCGTGGAATGCTGGGGCGCTGGCATTGGCGCAATCGCTCGGCACAGCCGCCACGGCTGCTGACCAGGTAGCTGTAGCTGTCGCCAAGGTGAATACCGAAGGCGCCAATATGGTAGCCTTGACCGCTGAGTTTGAGAAGCTTAAAGAGTCAGGCCGGCTCTCTGCTGAAGAACTGGCCAAGGTCAAGGAAGCGCTCGGCGGCTTGGGTGAGACCAAGAAGACTATCGACGAGATAGGGGTGGCCATCGGCACGACCTTAAGTAACAGCGTAGGCAGCTTCGTTGATGTGCTTCTTGATTCCGAGGGCGACATTAAAGCGTTCTTTGCGAACCTGTTAAAAGAGATTGGTAAACTGATTATTCAGATCGCTATTTTGAACCAACTCAAGGCTTCTTTGGGTGGCACAAGCTTCGGCGCTTTCTTCGGTTTCGCCAAGGGCGACGACTTCGGCGGCGGAACTGGGCTTAAGCATGGGATCTACGACAAGCCTACATTCTTCAAGTTCGCCAAGGGTGCTTCCTTCGGGGCGCGCAACGGCGTTCTCGGTGAGGCTGGCCCCGAGGCGGTGCTACCTCTCAAACGAACCGCTAGCGGCGATCTGGGCGTTCAGGCTTCACCTGTGAACGTAGCCATCAATAACTACACCGACGATCAGGTTCAGGTCACAGAATCGAACCGCAGCGACGGCACAAGAGATTTGAACATAACCATTATTCGCGCTGTTAAGGGCGCATTGACCGACGGCAGCTTAGACCGAAGCCTTCGCGACAACTTTAACCTAAGCCGGGCCGGGAGATAACGACGATGGCAATTATCCGCGACAGCGTAATCGATCAATATGGTAACGCTGCCCCTGCTGTCCAGGTCACGCTGTTCCGAGACAGTGACGGTTTCCAGATCGCGCAGGTCAATACCGACGCTAACGGTTACTTCGAATTCTCTGGGCTGCCTAATGATACGTATCGTTTGCAGATCGTCGGGGCAGGGGTAACCACCCGGATCATCCGCCCGATTGCAGCGCTCGACCCGTACCCTCTGGCCACTCAGACGAACGCGGGGCTGATGAGTTCGACTGACAAGACGAAGCTGGATAACTACCCAACCACGTTTAGCCTAGACTCGATGACGGATGTAGAGTATACCCCAGCGCCTAGTGGCGGGGCATACCTCAGCTACAACGGTTCCGGCTTCTGGTATCCGATCCTGCCGGGGTCGATGCCCTTCCCGCTTAAGGACGACTTTATTCAAACAGGCGGCGGCTTGCCAACCGCTGCTAACAAATACGTTAAGCTCAACGGGCTAGGCTTGATCGACTACGGCTTCTTGGAACCGACGCCAATCGGCGGTTCTGCCTATGCTGGTCAGTTGGTCGTTCTGAATATGCTGGGGCAGGTCGACGCCTCGATGTACGATGCGGCTACCGTTGGTGGTATCGGCTCTGAGAACAAACTCGCGCAATTGAACAGCGCCGGTTTGCTAAACATAAGTCTACTCGATACGGTAACCATCGGCGGGGCCTCATCGGCCGGCAAGCTTCCGTTATTGAATACATCCGGCCGCCTTGATCCGAGCATGCTGCCAACAACCGGCGGCACATTTAAAGGTAGTCTAGACTTAACCGTGGCTTACGTTGATCCGTTATGGGACGATGGCGACTACGGTGCCAGCTCAAGCGCTGGGGCTATCGACTCTAGCTGGCTGCCGCATCTTAACGCGCCAGTGCCTAGCGTGATGAAAGTCGGCGATAACATCTATTTCACCGGCGGCAAATACTCAGTCGTGCCTAGCTCGGTCGACCTTGACGCTTACTTGCCCCGCGACGGCTCTCGGCCTATGGTTGGGCAGCTCTCGCTAATAGATCAGAGCGCCGCGCCGCCTACGGGCGTGCAGGCCGTAAGTCGGGCTTTCGCTGATCGAGCCTATCAGCCCGCGCAGCTCGGCGCGCTCCCGGCCGTGACGCAAGCCACGAACAAGTCAACGTCTGTGGCGATAAATGCGATCATGGGTAAAATAACCATGCACAACGCCAGCTTGCCACAGGCGGTGATGGCAGGCATCCGCCCGGTGAAGTTCGCTATGTCGAACAACAAGATTCTGGTAGACTCCGTAGTCACCGTGAATGTGATCGGTGGCGGCACGCCGGGAGCTTACCGGGCTTGGGTCGGCGAGGTCAGCGCCGGTGGCTGTAATGTCTACGTTGAGAACCTAACCTCGGCGCCATTGGCCCAACCGGTTATTCTTTTGTTTAACGTCGCCATAGGGGGTCTGTGATGACAATCGTAGTTCAAAAAGCCGGGGCGTCTGGCGGTGGCGGTCCAGTGCTCCAGCCAGTCGGCACTATCGCAACTCGTCCCGCGCTGCTGAGTGGCGCATTGCAAACATTCGTCGAGACGACGCTAGAGAATACGATTCGTTCACAGGCTGATGATAACCAGGTCGTCAAGGTCCGCCGCCGCGCCACGAACGTAACGAGGACAGCTGACGCGACAATGGTTTTAAAAGCTGATCTGGTTGAGGTATTCAGACAATGGTATCGCGACATATGTGCAGCCGGCTCTCTTCCGACGCGTTTCAAGATTCCGCCCGACTGCGGCGTAGAACAGGTTTGGCGTTTTGCTGCCCCGCCTCAGTATGACTGGAGCGTTGACGGTCATGCGAAGGCTTGCCGTGTTTCTATGAAGCTGGAACAAATGCCTAACTGGGTAGGTGCCTAATGCCACTTCAGCCGAACACAGTCGCTTACGCGCAGGCGTCTAGCTCTGACATCGTGTTTCTCGCCTTGCTGGCTTTCAGCATTCCAGAGGTACCCGGCACGCCTCCGTTGTATGTTGTGAATAATACCGTAGATATCGTTAGTCGTGGAATACAGTACAAGGCTTATCCTTTCAACATCGTGTTGCCAGAGGATGAGCCTGATAAGCTGCCATCGGTGCGCATCGATATTGACAACGTCGACCGGGAAATAATGGACTGGATCCGTGGCTTCTCTGTGGCGCCGTCGCTGCGTCTCGATGTTATCACGAATGTGAATTATGACGTCGTTGAGCGCTCTATCGGATTCCTAAAGCTCGGCGCTGTTGACTACGATGCGCTGACGATCCGCGCCACCCTATCTGTCGATAACGTATTGTCTCGGCGCTTTCCTGCCGACACGTTTGATCCTGTGCAATTTCCCGGACTATACTCGATATGAATCTCGACAACGATCTGCACTATCTCGGCATTCCATACAAGACCCACGGCGTACCGCCAGAGGCTGCGGATTGCTGGACGCTTTGTCGCTATTTTGCTAAGCGTGAGCTTGCCCTCGAGTGGCCGCAGTATATGTATACGATGGAAACGCAGACAGAGGACAGCGTGGCCCTGATCAATGAGCACGCGAATGGGCCAGACTGGATCACGATCACAGAGCGCCCTTGCGACCTCGATAAGATCCAGCGCGGCGACATCCTTATCATGACCGTGGCAGGCTCTCAACAGCACTGTGGCATCGCGATACAGCCGACAGAGTTCCTACATTCCATCAGCGGTCGCAACTCCACTATCGAGCGGGTAGGCCGCTGGGCTACCCACATAGACGCTGTCATCCGCTGGAGCGCCTGACATGAGTGAATGCAAAGACCTCATCGTCTGGACGCCTACGGCCAAGCATCATGTAGAGCTTGTGCCGGGCACCTCGATTCAAGAGGCTTACAGCGCGCTTCCGGCCGAGATGCATAGCCCGGCTATGGAAGCATTCCGGGGCGGCGTATTGATCCCTCGCGAGGACTGGGCAGCCATACGGCTATACCCGGGGGACCACATTAGCTTCGCGCTCGTCCCGCAAGGTGGTGGTGGGAAGGGTAAAGGGATTATCGGTGCTATTGTTGGCGTTGTGGCTATCGTCGTGGGTTCGGTTACGGGTAACGCATTCCTTGTGCAGATCGGTGTGGGTCTATTGCTGTCGAGCGTTGCCTCGCTGCTGATCAAGCCGCCAAGCCTGAACAGCAATATGTCAGACTCGACCCGCGATAGCTCTTACTACGGCATCACGGGGCAGAGCAACGAAGCCAAACCTTATCAGCCGGTGCCAAAGCTTTACGGCCGTCACAAAATGTACCCGTTGATCGCGACAGCGCCTGTCATCCGCAACGCTGGCGAACAGAGCCGGATAGCCGCGCTCTACGACTTCGGCGTCGGGATGTATAACATCAATAATCTGCGGATCGGTGAGACGCCTGTAGAGGTATTCAGTCCGGCGCTCGTATTCCATTGGAACGAGCAGACGCCAGCCATGCAACTGGTGACAGGTCGGGTAAACTCCGATCAATTGCAGTTCGTGCTTCAACAGGGCCAACCGCTTTTTCTTCAATCTGACGATAACGCGTCTTGGATCGAGATAGACCTAGCCTTCGCCCGAGGTTTTGCTTACTACAACGATTCAGGAAACGCGACGAATACGTCTGTGAACTTCAGAGCCTACTATCGCGAGATAAGCTCGGGCAACTGGATAGGCATCGGCCCTGATAAAGTTATCGGTATCGCAGCTTCTTACCTACCCGGTGAGTCTAACGCAAACGGGCCAGTTGATTTTATCGATCCGCAGGGCTACGTCAGTCTGGTCGGCCGGGACCGCGACCAAGAGATATACATCTGGTATGGCGTACGATACGATCGGCCAAGAGCGCCGGACGGAACGAACGGTTATACGAATATCACATTCGAACGCGTCGGTAGCTATAACGCGCAGCGAGGCGGGTACGAGTTACGACTTCGCGCCATAAAGATTAACGCCGCTGTTTCAGGCTTCACGCTCACCGCCGCTAGCCAGAAGCCTATCGTTGCTGCGATAAATCTCGGCCCACTCGGTGGTAGTCGCTATGAGATTCAGATTACAAGGCTTGATCCGATCAGCACGTCGTCACGAAGGATCGACGAAGCGACGGTAACGCAAAACAAAACCTTCTTGTATGGCAACGTGGTGAACCTTCGGGTGCCGCATACAATGCTAGAAATGAGCCTTATCGGTAGCGATAAGCTGTCAGGCGTTGTGCAGACCTTAAACGCTGATGCGGTGTCGGTCCTGTATCAGTATGATCAGTGGGGGAATATCATAGCCTTCTCGGAAACGCGCAACCCAGCGTGGATCTGTTTAGACATTCTGCTCGGCCCTTGCAACCCACGGCCGCTATCCCCGGCGCAGATCGACTTCTATAGCTGGTGGCAGTTAGCTGTTTATTGCGATCAGCTTCGGACCTGGACCGTCAACGGGCAGCAGATAACCGACATACGCTTTCCTTGCGATATCGTCGTAGATTATCAGTCGACGGTGCAAGAGCTTATCGACTCGATTCTCGCCACTTGCCACGCTACGCGCAACATCACATACGATGGGCGATGGGGCGTGACCATCGACGAGAAAGGCAACTTTACCCCTCGTCAATTGATCACTCCGAGCAACAGTTGGAACTTCTCCGGCCGACGCACATTCTCGGAAGAGGTTCACGCTTTTAAGGTCAGCTTTATCGACGCATCGAGCGAATACACAAAGCAAGAAATTATCGTTTACCGAGACGGCTACAGCGCAGCTAACGCGACGAAGTTCGAGAGCATCGGGACCATCGGGGTTACAACTTTTTATCACGCATGGGCCTACGGGCGCTACATGTTCGCGCAGGCCATCAGCCGGCAAGAGATATTCACGCTTAGCATGGACGTCGAGCATCTGGCCGTTCAGCGCGGTGACGGCGTCCAGGTGCAGCATGACGTGCCCAAGATCGGCGGCTATCCATCGCGGGTTGTCAAAGCGCTGCCGGGAAACCAGGTGGTCATTGCTGCGCAGCTCGCAAGTCAGCCAGCGGCTTATACCGTCCGCCGCCGCGATGGCAGCGTTGTCACTGGCCGGGTCGTATCGATGGCGGCGGACGATACACTCGTTTTAGATAATGCAGTCAACGTTCAGTTTGATGACCTTATCGTCGTTGGTGCTTTGGATAGCGTGACCGAACAATTTATCGTCTTGGGCATCACGCCGGGCGAGGACTTGTCGGCAGTGCTTACCCTCGTTCGCTACGATGCCGACATGTATGACAGCGACCTCGGCCCACTTCCGGCTTGGGACCCGACATGGGGAACGGATGTTATTAACGTCGTGACCTTGGCCGTTATTTCAGCTACGGAGCAGTCGAGTCTAAGCTACGTGCTGCGACGTCCTGTGCAAACATGGCTTATCAGCTTCACCGTAAACCAGCCGGGGGTCTATGGATACGTCGAGGCTTATCTCGTGGTCCCCGGCTTTCCTGACGAATACATCGGGCGAACGTCAGGCCTCAATCTAACATATACGGCAGAGCTGCTCAACTCTAAGCTATCTTCAGCTCGTACCGCTAGCGTGCGCCTTGAGCCCTATACATCCGGCGGTCTGCAAGGGATTAGCCGGTCGGTCACGCTGACGCTTAAGCGCGACAGCGTTCCGCCCGATCCTGTGAAGAACTTCGCGGTTAACGTGCAGGCTGAAACGATCGCGATGTTCTGGGATCTGCAAGACAACCCCGATACTTGGCAACATGAGATTCGTTACCATCCGGATCCGGTGAATGGTTCGTGGGAGCTGGCGCAACAGCTGGGGCTCTACGACTGGTGGGTGACAACAGCCAACTGCGGCGCGAGGACAGGCCGGTATTTCATCCGCACATACGATACCACCGGAAACGCCTCTGTTGTGCAATGGCAGCGCACGACCATCGAGCAACTGCCTGACATAGATCTTGTTGAGACTGTCCTAGAAACAGGCTGGCCCGGCCGCTTGGCTTCGATGTTCCTCAACGCTGCGGATAAACCGCAGTTGCTCGGGGACTTCGGTAGCGTCGCGCAAGAGGGTTTTTATTACTTCAACCAGACGGTAGACCTCGCCGAGATTTACGAAGTCCGTGTTAGTTCTAAGATCCTCGGGCACGCCTTAAGTTCTTACAGCTACATGGCGAGCTGGGTGCCTATCGCGAACCAGCGGCCTCTGGCGCCGGGCTACGCCGGATACTGGAGCATCGGCCTAGAGTATCGTGCCTCGAATGTCATTGCTGTCATGGCTGACTGGCTGCCCCTCTCCAGCCCGCAGGCCGACCCTATCGGCGGCTCACGAATAGATGCATGGACCCCATGGCGTGGCATTCAGGTCGGCGACGTTACCGCACGCTTCCTGCAATTCCGTATTAGGGCTAACACAAAAGATCCGAACATATCTGTCGTGCTCGATTCTGCGCGGACAGATATCGATGTTCGCGAGCGCCGTTGGTTTCTCAACGATCAGGCCGTGCCGGCCGGCGGTAAGCGCTTTAGCTTCGACCCAGCATTCCAGCGGCCACCGACAATTGCTATTACGACAAATGGCGGCACGGCAACAAGATACACGATTACAGATAAAGATCGCTTAGGGTTTTATGTAGAGTTGTTTGATGGCGCGACATCCGTAGCCGGTAACATCGACATCGCTGTCATCGGCTGGGGCAAAGAGAAAACCGTAATCATCTAAGGAGTGCACTGTATGCCTATTGATCCGAGTGACTTCCCCATTGATCCGTATGTTATCGATGGCGTGGAGCTGGCCGCAATTTTGAACAGGATCTTCCCCGACGGCGTTCCCGCGCAGGACGGGCCTACTGGAGCGGTTAAGGTTCCGTCGGGTACGACCGCGCAACGGCCAGCAACACCAGCCGAGGGGAATATTCGCTACAATACTACAACGCAACAATACGAAGGCTTCCGACAAGGCCAGTGGGCCAGTCTTGGCGGCGATTCGATTCCGCTGTTTTCCACCTTTTGGTTTCCTAACCGCGCCGCGATTCCAGCCGGCTTCGTTGTTGCAGACGGCCAGGTGCTAAACCGGGCGACCTACCCAGACGCTTGGGCAGGCATTGCAGCTAACAACGTGCCCTTAGCTGCTACAGACGCGGCGTGGCTGGCCACGAATACGGAGCGAGGAAAGTATACGGTAGGCAACGGTACGTCTACGTTCAGGCTTCCGGACTATAATGGTAAATCGTCTGGTAGTACCGCTGCGCCTGTGTTGCGTGGGGATGGTGCCAGTTCTGCTGGTACAAATGGTCTGATCCAGCTCGATCAGATCGCCCAACATACGCACTTTTTAAATGCAGATGGGACGATTACAGTAAGTACTTCCTCGACCATTGGCGGGGCGGGGGCAAACTCTTATCCGGTAATCGGTAATACCCCGAACGCCGGCAGTCGTACCGGCTTCCCAAACGTAGAATACAGGCAAGGCGTCGAGACGCGAATGGTTAACGTTACAGGTTGCTTCGCCGTTAAGCTGTTCGGCGCCGTGATCAATGTTGGATCCGCTGATGCTGCTCAACTGGCCAGCGATCTGGCCAATCTGACAGCAGCGGCGTACCAGAAGTCAAACATCCTCGGTACCGTAAGCCAAATCAGCGGCGTCCCTACCGGCGCAATTATTGAGGCGGGTAGTAACGGATCTGGCGAGTTCGTTAAGTTCGCTGACGGTACGATGATCTGCACCAGGAACGTAAGCCTTGGCGTCGTTCCGGTAACGACGGCTGCTGGGTCGCTATTCACCGCGATATCCGGCGCGCTGCCATTTGCTGCTACGTTCTCGGGAGCGCCTAAGGTTCACATTAGCGCCATAGCCCCTAACGGTGCTATGATGGTTAGCGGTGGCTCTACGTTCCCAGCCACGACAGCTACACAGCCGTTTGCGCTTTTAAGCCCGACTTCTAGCAACGCCTCTGTATCTGTTCAGATCATCGCGGTAGGTCGTTGGTTCTAATTAAACTATTCACAAAGAGGTTACAAACATGCTTATTAAACTCAGCCCTATCCGCAGCGACGGACCGCGCCTTGCTCTCGACGTAGCCGGTAATGGCACGCAGCTCGTTATCAATAACGAGATATTTGATCTGTCTCCTATGGGTGTTGGTGATACTTTGCCTGTCGCCGCAATAACATCTACCTGGTTCGCTGGGGACGTTGAGCGAGACGACGCGGGTGAGATTGTCGCTACGCTTTATTTCCCCCACGGGGCGGACGCGCCGCACGATAGCCGATTCCCGCTGCCGATCAGCGTGTCGGTCGATGGCCCGGTGGCTCTGCCGCCG